AGGAGTCTTTCCTAGGAAGCCTTGGCAAGGGTGCTATGAAGATCGTAGGCAAAGCTGCGTTGCCGGTCCTCGCCGCGTATGCTTGCTGGGAAGCCTATCAGCAGATCAAGCAGCTTAACCCAACTGACCCCAACTATAGAAAGAACATCGCTAAGATCATCGGCGACCTCATCGGAAGATTCGGTATAACTACAGTCGCGACGATCCTTGGCACTATAGCTGCAGGCGTAGTGAGTGGTCCAGGCGCGATAGTCGGATTCATCGGAGGCCTCGGCGCAGGTCTCGCAGCCGACTATATGCTCGGTGACTCTACCGACAAGATAGTAAACGCCATCATCGACAAGCTGTGGCCGAGCGGTGCAGCTCCGGTTGCTAAGCCAAGTCCAGCATCTGACCAGAAGATAAAGGGGAGATCAGATAGGGATCAGACCGGCGGAAAGACGTCGGGGATTACAGACCTGCGATCTGAGTACCAACAGAGCACTAAAGAACAGTCAGCAGCTGAAAGTAATCTCAGTGCCTTTGAAGAAGAGCAGAAGAAGAGTGGGTCTAAGTTTACTGAAAAAGAAGACGAATTCTCTTATGGTAAGATCAAGACCTACAGCGATCCTGAGACTCAAAAGAAGTACAAAGAACTTCAGGACGCTGAGTACAAGGCTAGATCAAAGAAGACCGACATCTTCAACAAGGCTAGAATCAGAGTAGGTACCGGCAAAGACGAGCTAGGAAAAGACGACAACGGCTTTAAGAGAAGCGCATCTACCTTTGGTAATCAGCTAGAAGACTCAGTACAGATGGTAGAGGCCCTCATCGACGCGGGCTATACCATCGATGAACTTCAGAAGCTTGGCGGCGGGGCTAACAAAGACGCTGCGCTCAAGATCGGTGAGTATTCTTTCAATCCTGGAGCGATTCAAGCCTTATACAACAAGGTAATAGAAAAGACTCTAAACGCTCCTTCGGATATACAGGATCCAAAGAAGAAGGGTGCTAGGGAAGATCGCGATCGTCAAGGCGGGAATATATCAAAGAGTGTTGCGAGAGAAGATAGAGATCACCAAGGTGGAGCTATATCTGATACCGGCACAGCTGCTCAGGCCCCAGGTGCAGGCGTCAATAGACTAGAGAGTGCTTCTGGCGTAGCTGGAGTCAACGACAAGCTAATCAACGCAGACTCACTGACGTTCACTTCTAAAGAGATTAAGTTCTCGGCACAGAGCATCACGTTTGAGCAGACGGAGTCGTCAGAAGCTACTCCTGGAGTATCTGCCGGACCGTCTGGCGGAGGTGGCGGATCTGTACCTCCATCCGATGTAGTCCCGTACAACGCAAGGGAAGACCGCGACCGTCAAGGTGGTCCACCACCAGCTCCACCTGCATACAACGCAAAAGAAGACCGAGACCGTCAAGGCAGTCCACCACCAGCTCCACCTGCATACAACGCAAAAGAAGACCGAGACCGTCAAGGCAGTCCACCACCAGCACCTGTTGCGGCCCCTACTAAGTCTGCGGCTGGCTCTGGATCTACTGGTGCCGGTGCTGGTCCTGCCGGCGGTCCTGCTGGAGGCAAGCCTGTAGCTAAGCCTAACCTAGTAAGGATCAAGACCAAGGGCGGTAAGTCTGCCGAGGTCGCTGGTGCATACGCAAAGAACTTCCAAGGATTCATCGATGAGCTAGAGTCCTCGGGCTACAACATCAGAAGACTCGGTGGCTATGCCGACAGGGCAAATGTCAACAATCCTAAAGTAAAGAGCTACCACGCTTCGGGCGCGGCTATCGACATCAACGACGACACCAACCCAAACAACTCAAGGAAGACTGACCTTCCGTCAAACGTCGGTGCGATAGCAGCTAGGTACGGTCTCGGCTGGGGTATGAACTTCAGCAAGACTCCAGACCCGATGCACTTCTCTATTGCGAAGGAAGAGCACGGCTCAGTCGACATTCCAAGGAATGGTCAGATCGAGGCAGGGGAGGCGGCTGGAGGGTCGATCACCGGAGGCGGTGGGGATTCTACCAAGACTGGAGACAAGCTTGGTGGCGGCGGTGGCACGACTATGGCCATGGCGACGCCTACTACCGGATCTACTCTTATGAGTAAGTCGCAAGACGCAGCTGCTCCCGACATCAAGGCACCTTCTGCGCCTAGCTCAGGTACTGCCTCACCTAATGCGCCGTCGGGCGGTGGAAGCAGCGGCAGTGCAAATCTATTGGACAACAAAGAAGTCCCAGCGGTCAGGCCGTCAGACCAAGTCATCGCTAGGATGTTCGACTCGAGAGCCTTTGCGGCATAAGAGAAAGGGGGCCGAAGCCCCCTTTTTTTATTCAGCGATTTGCGAGACTCTTGAAGAAGTCGAGTCCATCGTCCTCGTCATCGTCGGTAGCCGCCTGACGCGGTGCCGGCGTAGAGCGGGCCTTAGGTGCCTCAGCCTCTTCACTCCATGGAAGGTCGTCCTCGTCAGCTGCCTTAGCCTTGGCATTTGCACGGGCGCCAGAAGACGAACCGTCAGTGCCGAGTACCTTGGCGAGCTTCGCGGAGAGCTCCTCGTAGGTCTTGAAGTTGGAAGGTGAGAGGAACTCCTGAAGGGAGTGCTCCTTCTTCCATATGTTCTCGAGTTCCTTGTCGTCGTCCAGCAGAGGGCTAGGCTTTGCAAACTCAGACTTGTCGTAGTTGCGATAGCCTTCGACCTGACGGATCTTCAACTTGAAGTTGGCACCGGCCCAGAAGTCGAATGGGTTGATCGCCTCTTCGTCCTGGAACTGTGGGTTCATGAGCTCGTTGAGCTTGTCAAAGATCTTCTTGCCGTACTTGTAGAGGAACACCTTGCCCTCGTTCTCGGGGTTACCCGGATCGTTGACGATGTAGACGTTGCTCACGAAGTGAAGGCGACGCTTCTGCTTACGAGCGATCTCCTTGTCGGACTCAAGGCCAGAGTTCCAGAGCTTCGAGTTGTGCTCGGAGACCGGATCGTTCTTGCCGATTGTCGTGAGGGAGTTCTCGATGTACCAAGTACCAGTTGGGCCTTGGAAGCCGTGGTCCCAAACGCGGACGAACGGCATGTCCTCGCCAGCAGGCGATGGGAGGAAGCGGATGACTGCGTAGCCGTTGCCGGCCTTGTCAACCGTAGGGGACCAGAAGCGGTCGTCGGACTTACGCTCCTGTTGATTGGAGTTCATCTTGCTGAGATCTGATGCGATCTTCTCAAGAGATGATTTACCCGACTGCTTCTTGAGCTGTGAAAAGTCCATGTGTATTCTCCGTATGTTTAGTATTGCGATGTATATCGTATTGGGCTGGATGATTCGCCCATACTATATATAATAACACTTTCATTGAAACTTGTCAACTACGATGTTCTTCATCTTCTCCTCGTCATATTTCAAGAAAGCATTATACTTGACGATTAGAAGCTTGATCTCTTCCCAGACCGGATCGTCAGCCATCTTCTTGCTCCAGTGCTTTAGGCACTTAGTCAAGTTGACCAAGATGACGAGTGTCTCAAGAGATATCTCACCCTGCATGAACAGCTTGAGGGCGTAGGGATGCTCGTTGTCGAGCACCTTAAAGTTGCTGTCGAAGTCGTCCCTAAGCTTACCGACCTCGTTCTTAAAGAGGTACGTGAGGGACTGGTTCTTCTTCATCCAGTCCTCGTATACACGATGGGCTGACTCGTTGTACGCGATGTCCTTGATCCAGACCTTAGGGTTCTTGACCATGTTAGACAGTAAGAAGTTGTGTGGGTCTGGATGCTTTGAGAGCTTGGCAAAGAAGATCTTGTCTCGCCGTCCCTCAAAGCTGGAGAGCCTGGCGTTGACCTTGCCGTTGTACTTTACGTAGTCGTAGTCTGGGCGGCTGAAGTGCTGCTTTAGTGCAAGGTAGTCTTGGTAGCATTCAAAGGGTGACACGCTCTTCCTCACCATCATATCGGCAGTCTCGCACCCTTCTTCAAGACGTTGATGTTCTCGGCCTCGACCTGCACCTTGGACTTGAGCACGGGGTCCTTCTTGATCATACCTGCTGCGTACTCGACTTCCAAGTTGTTCCGCTCGCACCAGAGAACGATGGCGTCGATGTAGTCGATGTTCTTAGTGCTTACTAGCTTTTCAATCTCACTCGAGAAGGTCGAGTTTGAGTTAACGATTCCAAAAATATTCATTGGTCAGCATCATCTTCCGTCTTATCCATAAACACCAGCGAGTAGGTGTTCTTCATAACTAAGGCTCCGGCGAAGGCCATGAAAGCCAAGAATCCAAAGATGTAGTCTTTAATAAGAAAGTCGTGAGCTATTAGAACTACGACCGCAACGAGGTAGACGACCCATACGGGTACGACCTTCATATTCAATAGCCCACTCCTTGATTGGTGATCTCAGTTGGACTCTAACCAACGACCTGCCGCTTAGAAGGCGGCTGCTCTATA